TGTATATTATCCGGAGCATTATCTAATTTAATTAGATTTTCTTCTACGGTCTTCCAATCAAGTGGATAGCGTATGTATTCGCCACGAGGGCCAATGCCGTCTAAACTAACACCTACTTTAACTTTACGGAATTGACTCCATATTTCAATAATTTCATCATTGACTAGTATGCCGTTTGTGTTGTATCGTAAACTAATTTGCTTGGCATAACCACGTTTGATAATTTCTAAAAGAAATACTTTATGCTCTTTGATTAGCAACGGCTCACCACCAGCAAAGTATAACTGTTTAATATTAGGTATCTGATCGTATACCTCTTCCCAGAAGGCAGGGTTTTCGTGCCACTTGTTATTGAAGTCGTCAGCTTGCCAACTCATTTGTTTTTTGATCAACGGGCTAGTGAATATAGGAAATACTTTTTTATGTTCAGGGGCCCACATGCTACTGTCATGCGGGCTACACATGATACACTTTAAGTTGCACGTATGTCCTAGACGTAAGTCTAAGTATTGTAACTTATAAGGAACGCTACCGTCTAATTCAGTTTCGGCAATTAATTCTTTAATATCAATCTTTTCATTTAAATGCCAAGTACCAGTTTCCCAAATACGTTTACTAGCAATGCCTTCTGCTTCTTCTTCAAAGCACTTGGTACAACTAGCAGGTACTGCACCTTCAAGCATTGTCTTGCGTACTGATTTCATATAATCATTATTAAATGCTTCAGTGGGTAAATCGTTGGCAAAGTTTGCCGGCTCGCCATCTTCTTTTTTAACTAACCCTACCGTATAGTCACCCGAATCCGCACCCGATGCATTGGCCACACAACATATACGCATATCACCATTAGGACGAGTTGCTAAGTGTATCCAAGGCAATACGCAAAAACTAGGACTACCAGTTAGGTCTTTAATTTGTTTTTGCCAATCACCTAGTTGGGTGTTTTCTGGTTGTAACCAAAACACTTTATTCATTTGTTGATATCTCAGTTTCTTGTTCGTGTACACCTAAGAATGGACTATGAGGCCCGCACATTATAATACAGGTTGAACTGGATTTATCCTTCCATTTTTGTTGCCACATAGTTTGCCATTGGACAGATTCAATAATATTTTTAAATCCAGATTCTAATACATTTAATCTTGGGAACCCCAGTACTTGCTGACGCACCTTTTCACCTTCTTCTACAACCGAGTCTTCTTGGTATAGGTTATATTTTTTTAACAAATCAACATCATAATTTGTATATAAAAATGCGCCGATCATACAGCAAGGACTTAATTGATAATGAGCATCAATAAATAAATCCTTGTCTGCTATTGATACGCAATTTATTTTGTCTGCATTAGGCCATTGCTGATGACCCTGTATATCTGACTTGCTAACAAATTTAATCACGCTGTCTGATGGCTGTTCAAGATTATACAAAAACTTGCCGCTATTATCGACCACTGGAAAAGGTCTGCCATGACGTCTGCTAGTTTTCATAGTAAATTGCTTGAAGCCTAGTTCTTTTGATAGTATCTCTGCATCACCGACTTGATGCTCATTATGTTTAAATCTAATAAAATGCCACTCGGTAATCCCGCCTGCTTCAATAAATGTTTTAGCATTTCTTAAAATTAAATCGTAACTAGTACCTACTCGATACAGACTATGTGTATCTGCTAAACCGTCTATAGCAAATATAACATTATGATTGTCAGGCAGTGCATGTCTTAATTTTTTCCACCAAGAAGTAGATCTCAAACTTCCATTAGTGTGTATATCTATCTGTATTAAAGGAGCATTACTCTTAACATACTCACACATGTTAATAAGATCATTATTCAACAAAGGGTCACCGAAGTTCCCACAGAAGTTAATAATTTTAAGTTGTGCTAGTACATCAACGGGAAATATTTTTACAAAGTCTTCCAATGACCAATCGTTAATAGGCAACAATGGATTTTCTATCCCGCCATGAATGTTCCTAGGGCACATAGGACAACTTGCTTGGCATCGATTAGTAATTTCTAAGTGAACACTTTTAAGTTCGTTAAAATTAAACATTTGTCTTTCCTATAATCATCCAGCGTGTATATAACGGTAATACTAGTTCACCGGCCCACATAACATTTATATGGCTTTGTTCTTTGAACTCTTGCAAACTACTGGCTGTGCGAACATGCTCGTCTATAATATAATTGTTACTTTGAAGGACTAGTAATTGATCTTTAGTACGTTTGCCCAACCATGTTTCATATTGTTCTTGTGTTATATGCTCGCAACTAGTGTTAATTACAATATCAACAAATGATATCAGATTACACATGTCTCCGGTGCCGGCTTGGAATCTACCTTGCATCTCTTCACCTTTGTTCATCGTAGTAGCGATAGGTTCGCAAGTAGGATCAATATCAAGACTGTAAATTCGTCTGATAGGAATATCACTTTGAAACAACATACTGGCCAGCACACCAACCCACCCACCGTGTATTTCAATACTAAGTGGAAAGTCTAGCTCTTTATTGCGTTCGGGATAGATGACATGTACTAGCGAGTCAACTAACCATTCTTTACTTTTTAGCTGACCCGACCAGAAAGCATCCATAGTCCGCAAGGGATCTGGGCTTTGTCGGATGGCCTGCATCCAATAGTGTAAATGTGCTGTATCAATTAACAAACTGTTCTCCTAACTTGTCAAACTTGCCGCATTGCTTAGAACATTCTTTGATTCCGCAGGTACTCCAACTTTGTTCTATCTTTTCAAAATACCCACTATCAAAAATTTCAGATAATGTTTGATTATTTAAATTCGTCCACCGCCCTATCGTATCCAAGTACTGTATTCTAGATTCTTGCATAGGAGGCATTGATTGCATGTCAATCCAACAACATGGAGTTACTGTTCCATTTGCAGAAACATATATTTGACTATCTTTTTTTGACTTGCAACTGATTACCGGTAACGTATCTCTTTCGGCTGTTAACGCCTTGCTGATCATACTATTACTTTTAGATGTAGGATACAGTATACTTGTTGTTTTCCCTTGCTCATCTAGCACATGAAATTTTCCATCTTTAAACCGACTTGTATGTTTAACGTAAAAGTCTCTAAACCCTAGTGTTTGACTTAGAGCTTTGCAATCGTCCACTTGATGTTCATTATGCTGGAACACTAGCATATGCCATTCAGCATTGCCACCCGCATTAATAAATGCTTTTGCATTGTCGATGATTTTGTGCCAGTCAGTGTCTACACGGTATAACTTGTGAGTATCTTCTAATCCGTCGATACCAAACACAACTCTACCTTTAGTTCTGCTAGTTTTTCAAACCAATCAATTGTTCTTGCGCTACCATTGGTATGCATGACCAATGACAAGATATCGTTGTTATCTCGAAGATACTTAAAGATTTCTAGAGTATCTTTAGCAACAATAGGATCTCCTAGATTTCCGCACATGCTTACATGGTTCAATTGTTTTATAAAATCAGCAGAAAACCAATCCTTAAATTGTTCTAAGGTAATTTCTGTTAATTCAATAAACGGGTTCAATAGTCCGCCATTTATGCGGCGAGGACACATAGGACATCTAGCCTGGCATTTGTTAGTAACTTCGAGGTGCATTGACTGCACTTGTTCTAATTTATACATAACTTACTCGCAATATCTCTTGCCGCCTGTTTTACAGTTTCAATACCTGGGTGTATTAAATCTCTAGCAAAATCCTGATAAGAGGTGATGCCCTTTTTATCCTCATCTAGATTGCAGTAGGACATGCACTCAAGTAACTTGGCAGAATCACCGTTAAAAGAACATTCATAAATTGATGTCCTATCCTTCCAAATTTGTTGAAAAATTGTTTGAGTCATCATGGCATTAACTTCGAGATTGGCCTCGCTCTTACTCCATAGATCCATGTAATTATTTTTTTCAATATTCCAATGACCATAATTTTCTATTGAATGAGTTTGATAATATACACATCTATAATAACTTGGCCAGACTTGTATTACTGCTTTCGGCGTAGGATATCCATTAGCCAGTATAACTGAATTATGTAAATTATAATTCATAGAGGTACCGCCTTGCCCCATGTTGATTACTGGTATCCCGATAATATTTTCTAATTGGGCAGCCAATGTATCTCTATCGTCCAATCCTACTCCAAACGTATTCGAGCAACCAAATAATACTACAGACTCTTCCCATTTTATTTTTTTAAATTCCTTAGTTCTATATCCTTTAGAATTTACAGTATATCTCACCGGGTTTACACTGTAATACCAATTACTAGGTTGCCGTTTAAGGTTATTTTGAAATACATCATTTGTATCTGTGCCAGACCAGCGGCTGTTAGTGCCAACGCTATCAGATGCCAACAAGAAATTATGTTCTTTAATATGTTTCAATAATGTTTTAAATATTAATTTTTGCATTTTGGTATTTTACTATCTGCTGAACTAACACAGCGTTCAGTTATACAAACTTTAGGGGCGGAAAACAAAGTAAATTTTTCTAT